CCAAAACCGGACAGCAAAAAAATAGTTGGTTATTTACTCTATTTTGAATTGATGCCTAAATATCCGCATATTCGTGGTCTCGAAAAATCATTTTATATGACCTGCGAAGAATGCGAAGAACATGGAAAAAAATATTCAAAAAATTATGGCAGTCAAAATTCTGTATGGAAAACCGATCCGCACGCCATGTATCGCAAAACAGTGGTTCGGATGGGATTGAAATATGGTTATCTTGATCCAATGGATATTTTATCCATTGAAACGAATGATGAAGTTTCCGAACCTATCGTTGGAGATTTTATTGATGGCGGAGTATCTGTTGATGGGGAACCATATTTTGAAAGCAGCGATGATACATCCTTTGAAGAAAAAGTCAAAACACTGGGTTTCAATCAGGATAGAGAACGTCCATTTTCCCCCGAAGGGCTGAAAAGATTTATTGATATGAACGCTAAGAAATTCGATGGGGATAAGGTCGGAGATAAGAAACGTAATTACCTGGCGGGGATCATAGACCTATGTTTTGCACACAATGGTGCAGAAATGGACAGGCATGAGTTATGTCAGTTCCTGACCGGCGAAGCATCCACTAAAAAGATCGCTGACGCATACATTCTGTCTCTTTGGGATTGGCTTGATCCACAGGAAAACGAGGACGGAATATTTTCACCATCTTCTATGGCGATAAAAGAAGCAATCAGCGCATTAAGATTTTCACGAAAGAAAAATGGTCAACAAGAACTGTTTGACGAAAAGGAGAAATGAAATGGAAGAAAATGAGTTAAAACAAAATCTGATCTTGCTGGATCAATATCGAAAAAATCTTGAGGTTGCGAAGCAGATCAAGAAGAAATTCCTGGACGACCTGGAAGCCAATCCAGAATACCAGGAGTGCTGTAAGGTTATCGCTTCTCTCAATGAAACAACAGAAAAACTCACAAACGATATCAAAATCGGTTCCGCTGCTTATTATTCGCAGAACTTGAAAGCAGATCCCAAATTCGGTAAATCATTACTGAATGGGAACATAAAAATCCAGGATAAAACCACTGCCGAAATATCGGATATGATCCGGGCGTTTTTATGGGCAAAGGAAAATGCTACGAATATGCTTATCTTGGACGAAAAGACACTATTGAAACATGCGATCGCGGTGAAGGATACCTTGCCGCTTGCCTTCGTGGAGATCAAGGAAGAACCGGTCGCTACAATTGCATCAGAAATAAAATTTGAAGAATAATATTCTCCTTCATGGGTGGTGGGCAGACCTACTCACCACCCGAAAGGGAGAACAAACAAGAATAGGAGTAATAATGTGTGACGGATTTAGCGGGTGGTTACATAAATCTGGCAAAGTGTTTTTTATCGAACCAGATGAGGATGGCGACATTAGTCATCATGATGTTTTACTTCGGATCCCGGTTCAATTTAAAAAAGATGACGACCTTGTTGCTTTTGAGTTCCCGGATTGGACTGTTAAATCATTTCAATGGGACTCTTCCAATATCCCTGCATGGGCGACAAAAAAGAAATGTGTCGGGGTATTTAAGAAAGTAAAACCAATCTGGGCTGAGTACAAGAAGGCCAAAGCTGCCGCTTGGGCTGAGTACGAGAAGGCCAAAGCTCCCGCTTGGGCTGAGTACAAGAAGGCCAAAGCTCCCGCTTGGGCTGAGTACGAGAAGGCCAAAGCTCCCGCTCGGGCTGAGTACGAGAAGGCCAAAGCTCCCGCTTGGGCTGAGTACGAGAAGGCCACAGCTGCCGCTTGGGCTGAGTACGAGAAGGCCAAAGCTCCCGCTCGGGCTGAGTACGAGAAGGCCACAGCTGCCGCTTGGGCTGAGTACGAGAAGGCCAAAGCTCCCGCTCGGGCTGAGATGATTAGTAAATTATCAACCATCGATGGTTATTTGAAATAAGTCATGGTTTCGATAAGAGTAATTATCGAAAGAAACGAGGAATGAAATGAATGAATTTGAAAAAGAAATTGTATTGATACCAGCGTATGATAAACGGCACAAAGACCCCAAAAAAAATTATGGTATTCATGGGGTTGAATTGAGGTTTTATCTAAAAAAGGATAATAGAGCAATTCAGTTCGTACTAAGTACGAACTGGCAATTGCCCAGCGTCACCAATGAAATGCTCAATAAATATCCTTCGCCGAAAGAAGTCGAATTATTATTTTGCCCCATGCCATACGATTTGGGCTATCATAGTCCTGTCCCTATGTATGATGGGCAAGAGCCAATATCAGATAATTGTGAAATTACCGGCGGCGTATGCTATTATTGCGGATCAACTCTTGCAGCAGATAATATATATAAAATCCTACTTTATCATGGTAGCGATGGAGTTTGGAAAGAATTGGAGAGAATTTGGCGAGATAAATTTGAATGTGTGGAGGAATAATGGACACAAAACAAACTGATTTTGAGGAACCGCGCGATCCTATTTCGCACTTTGTTGATGGAGAAGTTTATTACACTTGTCCAGAGTGCGGAGGAATATTGTGCTTTGAGGATAAAGTAGGACGGTTAGCGTGCGCAGATTGCGATTATGGATGGGATAACAATGGAAATCATTGAGATCGACAACGCCAATCTCCTACCAGTTGGGGAAACATTTGTTCTCTACGAGCCACCCTTCCAGGACAGCAACGAATTGCGTGAAGTGGTAAGCGAATTCACGCGGAAATATGGATATGAGCCACAGACGATCTATCATCTTGGTAAAAAGTGGTATGTGAAGAAAGAGGTAAAAAAATGAAACACTTTTGGATTGAATTTAACAATCCTTTGAAAAACGGTAGATTTGAATTAGAAATTCTTTATGTTCATATCGAATTTAATGATAAATATTCCGAGATACGGATAATAATTTTGAATGTTATGTTTATTTATTTGCGACCGAAAGGGAAATTATGACCACGGAAAATAAAAACACCCGCACAAAATATTGCAGACACTGCGGACGAAAAATTGATGGGTATTTCGCCTATCTAAACGTTTTGACAAATGTGTTTTATTGTAGTCGGTGTATTCATTTTAGCTCCGCGAAGAAGGTGAAGGGATAATTATGTTCCAAAAATTGATTATTGTTGGTAGACTCGGCTCTGATCCAGAACAAAGATTTACACCGGATGGTCAAGCAGTTACAAATTTTTCAGTCGCCACCGATCGCACTTATAAAAATGCAAAAGGAGAGCAGGTAAAGGTTACCACCTGGTTCCGTGTTTCAGTGTGGGGAAAACAAGCCGAGAGCTGCAACCAGTATTTGAATAAGGGCAGCATGGTTCTCATTGAAGGCACCTTGAACCCCGATAAAGAGACGGGGCGCCCGCGCATCTGGACCAGCGCAGATGGACGGTCAGGTACTTCTTATGAAGTTAACGCACAAACTGTGCGCTTCTTGAGCACACAAAAACAAGAAGAGCCGGTTAGTGAACAATTGGACGAGAACGATATTCCGTTCTGAAAGAGAGGATGAAATGAGCGTATCAAATGAACAATTATTGAAAGATATTGAGAATACCAAAAAAGAAGTTGACGCATATAAAAAAATTAGGGATGGTTATTTGGTTTTAAGTCAATTGCCAGAAAATTCTATCCAACCAAACGGAAAATATTATTATGCAGAATCACATTCTTGCGACATTCTTTACAATGAATGTTCAGAGTTTCTTGAAAAACTTCTCAATCTAAAAAAAGAGAGGGGTATTTAATAAAGGATAAAAAATGGACACAGGAAACGGAAATTTTATACGACTTATGGAACAGAAACAAAATGACGAAAACAAAAAAGTAACAATCGAAAAAACAGAGGATGCGAAAAAGGATTTGGAAAAGCAATATCCTAATCATGGAGGTTGGTTTCATGTAGGTCAAATCGTTGATGTTGAAGGAAGTTCTTTTCGAGTTAAATCTGTAAAACCAACCGAAATTCGATTGAAATTATTAAAACGGGTAAAGTCATGACCCAAAAACCCCCAGACCATTTCGAGGTTGAAGGCTACGAAGTCCGCTTCTTGCAGCACGCGCCGGTAACCGTGTGTGTGATCCGCTCGCTGACCGATAGATCGCAGAAATATGCAGGCATTTCAGCATGTCATCCTTCGGATGTTTGGGATGAGGCAGTGGGACGACATAAGGCGCTGAAGGACGCGCTTGAGAACAGCAAGCGAAATGTTACTGGAACAGGTACATTTGATGCAAAAGGCTCCGCATGGATGGTTACGGTATCCGTAGAAGGAGAACCTAATTTTCTACCGTTTAAAGAAATCCAGCGCGCATATTGGGAACACTATAAGGAGTCAGAATGAGCGAAATAAAACCCTGCCCTTTTTGTGGGAAACGCGGGATATTAAGAAAAACAATTCTTAAATATTATGTTGTTCGTTGCCAGAACGAAAAATGCAATATGATTGTACAACATCATGTTGGCACAATGCGTGAGGAAGCAATAGAAACATGGAACACACGTCCTGCTGAAGACACTCTCCGCTCCGAACGCGATGAGTGGCGCAAGGATGCGGAACGACTAGCGGAGCTGGTGGAGAGCTCCCGCCGTGCCTATGATCTCATGGGATTAAATGGAGTTGATCGTATTACCCCAGAAGGTTTTGATAATTTTGAACAGGCGCTAATTACCCATCATGCTTTGGTGGAGAAGGAAGGTAAATAAAATGGGAATAGACTTTACACGTTGTAATGCTCATTGGGGTTATGGTGGATTCCATCGTTTTCGCGTGCGTCTGGCGAGCGAAATAGGAATAAATCTCGATGAAATGGCTGGATTTCTTATAAATGGAAATCCGTGGGATGTAATCAAAGATCCAATTAAGGATTTATTGGATCATTCAGATTGTGATGGTTATTTGACCCCAAGGCAGTGCAGAAAAATATATCCGCGTTTATTGGAACTTGTAAAAAATTGGGATGATGATGATTATGATAAACAGCAAGCCATCGAACTCGCCAATGGGATGAAAAAAGCAGCTTTCAAATTGCAGAAGGTGGAGTTTATATAATGACCCGGCTTGACTGGTTTGTAATGGAATCATTCTGCTATTCGTTATTTATTGACATTATTATTATGGACATACAGAGAATTAATGACCGAATAGCCTATTTGGAAAAACATAAAAAGGTTGGAAAACTATGTATTATGCACTAGGAGCGGTATTATGGATAATAGGTGGGGTTTTTGAATTCTTCTATGCGAACCATGTTCTGACACTAATATTTTGTGTAATCGCAATGATTGTATTTGCTATTGCAAAAAGCGATGAATTAGAAAAAAGAATAGAGAAATTGGAGAAGAAATGAAACCAATCTCTGAAATGACCCCCGCAGAATTGCGGATTGCGTGTGCGGAACGGATGGGATGGAAATATATTCCATCTGATATTGCTCCCTGCAAAGCGCCAAATGGTGTTGGGTGGACAGATTATCCAGATTATGAACATGATCTCAATGTGTGTATAGAACTGATGGAAAAAGTGTGGGAAAAGCGTCCAAACGCCGTAATTGAAAAAAATTCTGAATATTTTGCAATAGGCTGGGATGTTGATTTGGGATACGATTCAGAATATATTGATGATTGGTTTCTTCAAATCGTTATTATGCGCGCATTTTTGACTGTAATGGATGAAAAATGAATATTGGACGGCCGAGGAACGAAACAAAATCAATCATTATCTCTTTCCGCCTTACGCTGAGACCAGATTGTGATGATCGGATCATTAAACTGATTACAAATGCTCCAAGAGGGAAAAGAGCGGAGATCATCCGGGAAACACTAAGGAATGGTTTGAAAGTTAAATAAATGGAGGAAGAAATGATAACGATAATTGCAATATGTGATTTTTGTAAAAAAGAAATTAAAGATATTAATAAAATATTTGTTATTGGAATTTGGCGAAGATCACTAGAAAATAAAGATCCATTGAAAATTAATGCAACTTATTATAAAGAAATATGCGAGGAATGTAGAAGTAAAATAATTGGATTGGAGGAGAAATGCCAAAAATAATGACCTGTGATATATGTGGGGCTGAAGATGCGAGCGAGGACTATAATGGAGATATTTTATGCGGGTATCATAGAGATTTGGCCGATCTGTCATATGCAGAATCAGAATATAAAAAGAAAAGGCAATGGATTATTGATGTTTGGATTACAGAATTAAGAGAACGAAAGAAAAAGATAAATGTGCTTAAGAAAATTATTAGTGATTATGAGAATGAACAAAAGAATGGCGGGGGGAAAATTAAATGAGCAATAAAAATAACATGGAATTTGTCGCTGTTGCTGGTGCCGGTGGTAAAATAAAGATGAATGAACAAATTATGGATAAATTTAGTTATGCTTTAGAAATTACCGCGCAAAGAATTAACGAATTTGTTGATATTATGGAAGAAAACAAACACCGTTGTGATTATTGTGGCGGAAATACCACAGATGACATGCGCGGGAACTGTGCTGCATGCGGAGCTCCCAGGCATGAAAACACAGAATCAGAAAACGGATATTTTAGATTGGCATTTTGAGGTGATGAGATGAAATGGTCAGATAACTAAAACGACCTAATAATGGGTCGTTTTTTTTGTTATAATGAATGTGATTAAAGAAAACAAAGATTAAGAATGATTAACTATAAAAACAGGATTATTGGTTCCGGCGAAGAGCAGTTAGATCAAATAATGTTCAATCCTCGCAACTGGCGTATCCATCCATTAAACCAACAGAACGCGCTGAAAGGTGTATTGGAAGAGGTGGGTTGGGTTCAGCAGGTCATTATTAACAAGCGAACTGGCAATCTTATTGATGGGCATTTACGCTGTCAATTAGCAGCACGGGAAGGTAATACAACCATTCCTGTAACTTATGTAGATTTATCAGAGGATGAAGAAAAACTTGTATTAAGCACACTTGACCCCATCGCTGGTATGGCAGTAACTGACAAAGAGAAACTGGACGACCTGTTCAGGCAATTCAATTCCGATAATGAGAATGTGCAGAAGTTGATCAGTGAAATTGCGGAAAAAGAGAAGTTGGGATTCGGAAAAAAGGATATTGAGGATGTCGAGCCACAAATAGACAAGGCAGAAATCCTCAGAGAGAAATGGAATGTTCGTACTGGCGATATGTTTGGATTAGGAAAATATACTAAATGCCCGAAGTGTGGGAAGGTACACAATTTAGAATGAAACGCAGATTTATTAAATGCCTACATCCCGATTGTGAAACAATGATTCGCTATGATTACAGTCACAGGCGTTCAGGGTATTGTCATGTTCATTATGATAAAAGCAGACACTCTTCTCGAATGATTGAATTCAATATCCAGACAAAATCTAAACCGATTGAACAAAAATATAAGACGGAGAATATTCCATCAATACCAAGAACCTGTATTATTTGCGGATGTGATTATTTGGCAACTCCCGCGGCAATAAAAAAGGGCGGCGGCGTTGTATGTGGCAGAAGGTGTCAGGGAGTAAGAGCCGCGAAGTTAACGCCCAAATCAAGAACATCCATTGAAATATTAGCGTCCGAATATATTAAAAGTCGCGGTATTTTATTTATAGAACAATACCCGCTTTTTGGAGTTTCGTTGGCGGATATATTTATTCCCGATAAAAACACTGCAATATATTGTGATGGAGAATACTGGCACAATCTTGGAAACAGAAAAGAAAAAGATGCCGAGCAGGACAGGATTATTAAAGATAATGGCGTGAAGGTTTACAGGTTTACTGAAAAACAATTACGCCAAACCAACGGTTCTTGTGTTGGGGTTGCGTTATGAAATGCTCTTGCGGCTGTGAATTTGAACCTGTAATTGAATATCGTCATCGGATTATCTGTGGGGATTGCACGGATTTATCAGTTGTCAATAGATTAATGGATGGGCAAAAATCCACCATGATATTCACAGATCCACCGTGGAACGTGGCTATTGGTAAGGATTCTAATCCACGCCATCGCCAAAGGGATGGACTGCAGAATGACGATATGTCTGATGTGGAATATTCCGCCTTTGTGTCCGCCTTTGTGTCCGCCTTTGTGTCCGCCTGCAATGGTGATGTTTATTGTGTATTGGCATCCGAGTATTTGGATGTCCTTGCACAAGAAATGCGAAAGCAAGGTTTTCACTGGTCAGCGTATGTGATTTGGGTAAAAGATATATTTGTGTTAGGGCGGAGTAAATATCACAGACGTTATGAGCCGATTTGGTATGGGTGGCATACAGACAATAAAAGTACCTTCTGCGATAAGCGCGACCTTGACGATGTTTGGGAGATACCACGCCCAAAGCGAAGTGAGGAGCATCCAACCATGAAACCCATTGAACTTGTTGCGCGTGCCATTGAGAATTCAAGCGTGGTGGGCGACATAGTATTCGAGCCATTCTGCGGAAGCGGTACAGATATTCTTGCCTGTGAACGCCTCTCCCGCAAATGCCGCGCTATTGAAATCTCACCCGCTTATGTAGCGGTATCCATCCAGCGTTGGGTTGACGCGACCGGTGGAACACCAGAATTAATGGACAATTTGGACGGTGGGCGACATGGCTAAAAAACGATTCTCTGTAAAACGGATGGTTGACGAATTAACCAGAACAAAGGGCATGGTTTATATCGCTGCTGAAAATCTTGGTTGTGTTCCACAAACCGTTTATAATTATGTGAATGAATATCCTGCCGTAGCAGCGGCAAAAGAACTGGCAGAAGGGAAAGTGCTTGATATTGCAGAATTAAATCTTTATAAGGCGATTCAAAATGGAGAACCGTGGGCGTTGCAATTTGTTTTAAAAACAAAAGGGAAAAAACGCGGGTATGTGGAGCGAACTGAATTTACAGGTGAAGAGGGACAACCCATTAGTGTGATTATAAAAGAGCGACCGGATGGAGATTGAACTATACAAAACTCAGTTTGATTTTGTAAACTGTGATGATCGTTTTACTGCTATGCTCGGAGGTGTGGGTTCGGGGAAAACACTAGCTGGTAGCGTAAAATCTATTCGGTACGCAAAACCAAAAACATTGGGGTTGGTGGTTGCCCCAACCTATCGTATGCTGCAGGATGCCACCATTAGGACATACAGAAAAATAAATGAGGAATTAATTGCAAAATACAATAAAACCGATAGTGATATTATATTAAAAAACGGGGCGGAAATTTTATTTAGATCGTCAGATGATCCAGATAAACTTCGCGGTCCAAACATAAACTGGGCATGGATGGATGAGGCGGGGCTGTCAAAAAAAGGGACGTGGGAAATTGTAATCGGTCGTTTGCGCGCAGATGGAGAAGCCGGTCGCTGTTGGGTAACAACAACGCCGAAGGGGAAAAACTGGCTATATGACATGCACAAACAAATGACCGTGTTCAAAAGTGCAACAACCCAAAATCCATATTTATCAAAAGAATTTATACAATCATTATTAGATAATTACACCGGCGAATTTTTGCGCCAGGAAGTTTATGGAGAGTTCGCGCGTTTCGAGGGTCTGGTTTATCCTGATTTTAGCGAGGATGTCCATGTAAAAAAGCGGAATCCATCAGAATTTATTTACTGGGGTTTGGCGATTGACGAGGGGTACACCAATCCGGCAGTAATTTTATTAATTGGGGTTGATAGTGATGGACGCAAACATATCCACCAGGAATTTTATGAGCGTGGAAAATTGCAGTCGGATGTAGTAGCAGCAGCGCAGGAAATGGCTACTGGAAAAAATGTTACCGAGGTTGCGGTCGATTCTTCTGCTGCTGGCTTAATTGCCGATCTGCGCAATGTCGGTTTACCGGCAGTGCCACAAAAAGGACGCGTACTGGATGGTATTCACGTTGTTCAAGAACACCTAAAAATTCAGGGGGATGGAAAACCTTATCTCACAATTGATCCGTCCTGTGTAAATACAATCAATGAATTTCAGTCGTACATCTGGAAACTAGGAAAAGATGAGCCGGTAAAAATAATGGATCATGCAATGGATGGAATAAGGTATTATCTGGCAGGAAATTTACCAGATGATGATAAAATCATAACATACGATGAGCGAGTGAGTATCTCGCCATTCTAGGAGTACAAAATGAAAATACCCGATATGACTATAAATAAACTTAATCACAACTTTATAGCGACCGTAAAAGTGAAAATTACAAAGGAATTTCACATTCGCATGAAAATTGCTGCGTTTTTATTCTGGTTGGGAGCACAAGTATTGGGATGTAAAATAAAGATTGAATGTGGTGATGATGATTCGCAAGATAAACAAAATGATCGACCAGAAACTATTGACTATCCATATATGATACACGGTGTTTAAGGAGATTTATGAGCATAATAAATGATATTGCCAAAACTATTCTCAAACCAGAACTGGAGGAAATGAAAGTACAGTACTCCATCGAGAATAATAATCTTACAGAACGATTGGCTGAGTTGGAACTAGCTATAGAAGATTTGAGCTGGACGAAGATACTTTATGGAGAGGGAGAGCGTGAGTTTTCCCGGGAAGCGTTGGGTAAAATATCTTACCTCTCTCGTTTGATGTATCTAAAAAACCCGCTCATCAGCCGTGGTGTAAACGTCAAACGTTATTATGTGTGGGGACAGGGGATAACCATAAAATCCAAAGACCCAGAAATTGATAAGATTCTCCAACAGTTTCTCTCTGATAGAAAAAATCAACAGGAATTGACCGGCCATGCTGCACAAATGACAAAAGAACTTGATCTGGAGTGTGATGGTAATATTTTCCTGGTGTTCTTTGTTGATAAATTGAAAACTGGAAAAGTAAGAATTAGATCAATCCCTTTTTCACAAATTGCGGAAATTGTAACAAATCCCGATGATGCAAAAGAACCTTGGTACTATTATCGCGTTTGGACTGATAGCGCTGGAAAATCGCATGAGGTCTATTATCCCGATTGGTGCTATACGCCAACCAGCCAAATATACAAGGGTAAAAAAGTTGAAATAAACGCTCCAGTTATGCACATCAAATCCGGTGGATTTAGTGACTGGAAATATGGCGTATCAGAAGTTTATTCCGCTCTCGATTGGGCAAAAGCGTATAAAGAATTTCTGGAAGATTGGGCAACCATTACTAGAGCCTATGCTCGCTTTGCAATGCTTGCCACGACCAAAGGCGGGGCAAAAGGAATCGCGGCAGTAAAAAATAAATTTAACACCACTTGGTCAGAAACAGCCAGTGAAAATAATCCTCCACCTGGTGTTGGCTCAATGGCGATCGCTGGGGAGGGAACGTCACTTACTCCCATCCGAACCGCCGGAGCTACGACATCACCAGAGGATGGACGCAGAATTTTACTCATGGTATGCGCAGCAGTCGGACTCCCAGAAACTTTTATGGGGGACGCTTCGGTAGGGTCTTTAGCTACCGCGCAGTCGCTAGATAGACCAACAGAACTGGCCATGAAGGATCGCCAAACGTTTTGGAAAGACAATCTGAACGATATTCTTAATTTTGTTCTTTTGTGGGCGGTAAAAACTGGAACACTAAAAGGCAAAGCAACTCTTGTAAAAACAGATGATGGGATTGAACAGTTGAAATGGAAAGAGGGAGATTACCAAGACATTGTAGAAATTAACTTCCCTCCGATCATTGCTTCTGATCGTGCTGCCGATGTAACAGCAGTTGTTCAAGCCATTACTTTAGGCGGACAGATAAGTTCCGGCATGATAAACGATGACGATGCTTTGCGTATGTTGTTGACAGCATTAGGAGAGCAGAACGTTGAACAAATGCTTGAGCATGTGAAAGAAGAAAATGATGAACTATCAAAAACTGATGAACTATCAAAAACTATGGAAGCGTTTATTGAGAAATATATTAAAAAGCAGAAATGAAATATACCGATAAAGAAATTCAATTAGCCAAAATTCAGGAACGCTTGGCGCGGAAATTGGAACGATTTTTCCATGAGCAGAAGAATATGTTCATGGTCGGGTTCGAAAAACTGCGTGATGAGTTTCCAGAACTTGATCTGCAGGAAGCTGCAAAACCTCCTGGTGCACCTCCCGATTGGGAAGATATTTGGGATTACATATCATTTATGACAGTCGGGGTAATATCTAGTGATGTTACGGATGCACTAAAAGCGTCCATGCTAAAAGCCGGTCTTGCTCCACTGGGAACCATAAACACGTCACCATCTTTTACGCTGGCGAATCCAAAAGCGGTTGAGTATATAACTAATTATGGAGCTACTCTGGTCGCTAATGTAAACCAGACCACGAAAGATCAACTCCGAACTATTATCAGCCATGCAACAGAAGAGGGTTGGAGCTACTCAAAAACATCAATTGAGATCAGATCAAAATTTGATATGTTTTCGGAGCGAAAGCCACAACTTCACATCCGAAACAGAGCGGAATTAATCGCTGTAACCGAAACTGGAAATGCTTATGAAAAGGCAGCCATGATCCAGGCAGAGAGTCTGCAAATGGCAGGATTACCGATGGAAAAATCATGGAACACGGTCGGGGACGAACGCGTATCAGACGGTTGTCAGGAAAATGAGGATGCCGGATGGATACCCATTGATCAGCCATTTCCCAGTGGAGACATGCAACCGCTTAGGTTCCCTGGATGTCGTTGTAATTTACAAACCAGAATGGCACGAGAGGACAGATGACAGAAAAATATATCGTTGGTGACCGATTCAAAGTTTTGTTAATGGCAGTCAGGCAAGCGCTTATTATTATACTTGGAGCAATAGAATTGTACTTGGAAATCCCTCGTAGTATAATTCCAAGAAGAAAAAGAGAGAAATAATTTGTGAAATAATGTACAATGTAAGTTGTAAATAAATGTAGAAAGGAAATAAAATGTCAGAAGTAAAATACTTGAAATTTGTTGATGTCAGAAGAGGCAAAACCAACGGTAAGGTTTTGAGTATGTTTCGTGAAACAGATGATAAGTATGCTCTTGTAAATTCATCTGGAGAATGGGAAGATGCCCCAGGATTAAAAACAATCTTTAGCAAACACAAGAGCACGGGAAATTATTTTCCTGCTACGGAAAAAGATGCTAATGATTTTATCGCAGCAAAGAAACCTAAAAAGAAACAGAAAACAAAACCAGAAACGGAAGAAATTTTGGAAACAGAAATCATAGTTGCAGATGAATCGCCGGAATCTTAATTGATAAATTTTACAAAATAGCGATATAATAATTAAAGCTTGCTGATTAGCGAGCATACAAAAAAGTTACTGTTGAAAAATAGCGACCTGAGAAATCGGGTCGTTTTTTGTTTATGAAAGGAGCATTTATGCCGTGGGCACTTGATTCAGATTTAGAAAAATACAAAAAAGGGATGACTGATGCACAGAAAGAAAAGTGGATCGCCATTGCAAACAACGTACTGAAATTATGTGATAAATCTCCAGATGAATGTGAAGCGAGTGCAATCAAAATAGCCAACAGTAAAATTTCAGAATCCACTATCATGGGAGATGTTGTAACCCTCACAGAAAAAGCTGTGGGCGAAGATGGAATTTTCCCGATTCGGATTATCAAACCAGGGTGGGGATCATCTGGCTATTATCCTACCGAAACATTAAAACGTGATGGGGGGAAAGTTTTTACCAAAGGTTTAAAAATGTATTGGGACCACCCAACACAGAGCGAAGAATCAGAACGACCAGAACGCAGTCTGCGTGATCTCGCTGGAGAATTGATCAGCGACGCAGAATGGAAAGACTCTGGATTGTACGGCGCGGGCTTGTATGCCAGCGCAAAAGTTTTTGAACCCTATCGGGCTGCTGTGAAAGAACTAACGCCTCACATTGGCGTCAGTATACGGGCGGCTGGAATTGCAGAACAAGGTGAAGCCGACGGTCGAGAGGGATTGATCGTTGAGGAAATTACCAACGCGGCAAGCGTAGATTTTGTAACCGTGCCAGGCGCCGGCGGCAAAGTCCTCGAACTATTCGAGAGCTACCGCGACCCAGAACAAATAAAAAAAGGATTAGAAATGGAAGAAATTAAAGAGTTGAAAGAAGCAAAAGTGGCTCTTGAGGCTCAAGTGTCAGAGAAAGACAAGTTGCTCAAAGAAGCAAATGAAAAAGTTGCCACTGCCGATAAGGCATTGAAAGAAGCAAATGATTCTCTGCTAAAAGCCAATGAAGCCGTTTTGCTGAAACAGGCAGCCGAATTTGTAGAAAAGAAACTGCCGGCAGAATTACCAGACATGACCAAGAAACGTTTGATCGAGAAACTTTCAAAGTCTCCAGTTTTGACCGAAGACAAGAAATTGGATGAAGTTAAATTTGGAGAACTCATTGAAGCAGCCGTCAAAGAAGAAAAAGAATATCTATCTGGCGTAATTGGTTCTGGAAAAATCACTGGAATGGGCGAAAGTGAATCGGAAGAAGATAAAGTTAATCTTGAAGAATCTTTCAAGGAACATTTTCTCTCCCAGGGATTCAGTGAAGAAAAAGCCACACAGATGGCTAAATTTGCAGGAGTTAAATAAATGACTAACCTATACGATGAATTTGATGTTGCAGGGAAGGAAGTCAGTTCGACTTACGAAGGTCGGCATGTGACTTTCCCCGAAAGTTATCTTGTCCATCCTTCCCACACTGATGGGTTGGTGGACGGTAAAGACCCAGTTTTGGCTGGGAATATTGTTGGTGTCGCTCTAACAGGTGCGGCAGCCGCGACTGACCAGATCGCCATTGATACAGAAGGTATTTGGGCTTTGACAGTAGTCGCCACTGATCAGTTGGGTAACTCCGCTGTCGCAGTCGGCGATGAAATCTATATCAACCGCACCACCGCTGTTTTGAGTAAAAACAGTGACCTAGAAAGTAATATTCCATTTGGCGTTGCGCTGATGTCTGCTTCCAGTGGTGCTACCGATGTGATCGCAGTAAAGGTTCACAACGATTTCTACGCTGGTCAGGTTGACGAATCGGCAATCTATGTTTCAACCGGTGGTAATGATACTTACGGTGATGGGTCGCGTGATAATCCATATTTGACCATCACCAAAGCGATCACCAAACTATCCGCTACTCGCCTAACCATTTTTGTCATGCCCGGCGATTATGTTGAAGCGGCTCCTCTGGTCTGGCCGAATATCAACGGCGTCCGTCTGGTTGGTTTGGAAGGACAGGGAAATATTGTGATCAGCGAAAGTTCCGGCGGAACAGAAGTAATTGACATCACCCCCACCTTCACCTCTGCTTCTTTTGAAGCATTCTTAGAAAACATTTGCGTGAAACATACTGCGCAAATCGGTATTGAGATCGATAATGCCAACATGACCAAGAAACTTTTGGTGCATTTGAAAAGTGTTTCCACTGAACAGGTAAGCACTGGCGATTCGATCAGCATCGATAACACTGCTTCTGGGAATGCCATCCGTGTCTATATGAAAGAATGCCGGGAAATCGAAGGTTTGGTGCATTTCACCGCTGCCAATGCCAGCGATAAATTCCGCGCTTATAATTCCGTATTGGCTGGTGGACTGACCACAGCCGGAGCCGTTACTCTGGAAGTCATGCTGCAGGCAGTGATTGTTTTGGCAGGCGCTTTGACCATCGGGGATGCTACTGCACTCTTGACCTATCGCGCATGTCTATATCGCACAGACGCCGATCCATCCGTTTACAGTGAATTGGCTGACGGTTATCAATCATAAAGGAAATGGAGTAAAACAATGGAATTCCTTAAATTAATTGAAAATTGGGATGGGTTCAAGGGCATTAACAGCAGACGCTTCACTGAAGCGCAGGTTGCAAAAGCCATTGGCTTGATCACCAACAAAGAGGGACTGCCCTCCTACAAACACGAATATTTGCTGAAAGAAGCTATCACCACAACCGACTTCCCTGATCTGTTCGGGTTTGTAATCGACCGTGAAATTCTGGCTCGCTATAAAGTGGCAGTTGCCGATTGGAGATCGTATTTCAAAATGGCAACCGTTCAGAATTTCAACCTCGTTGAGCGTCATAAAGTTTTGGGCGCTGACGAACGGCTGCCGGAAGTTGCAGAAAAAGGTGAGTATCTGGTTTCCGAAATGAGCGAAGGGCACTATGATTATCGTGTATACAAGCACGGTAAACAATTCGACATTTCGTGGGAAGCCATCGTAAATGATGTGCTGGGAGCTTTTAGTGATATTCCCGAAAGATTCGCAAATGCTGCGATTCGTTCGGAAGCGTTCCAGGCGACATCAACTTACGCAGCAGCAGCCGGTCCAAACCCGCTGTTATTCGGCGCAACCATCACAGATGCTGCCGATGGAGCTGCTGTCACCAATTTAGGTGCACTGCCATTGACCATCGGAAATTTGCAAACCACGTTACAACTCATGGCTGCCCAGGTGGATGCAAATGGTGAGCCCATCTCCGTGATGGGTAAACATCTCGTGGTTCCTCCTGCTTTGGAACTCACTGCTCGCGCAATTTTGACCAGCGCGTTGGTGCAGTGGACGGAAGTCGGAGCCGGTGCAGGAATCCCTGTTCCAACCGCGAACGTTCTTCCACAGATGGGATTGCAGTTGCATATCGATCCATATCTGCCAATCGTTGATACCACAAAGGGAAATGCGACCTGGTATGTGTTCGCAGATCCTTCACAGGGTGCGGCAATGGAATATGCTTATCTGCGTGGTCACGAGACCCCAGAAATTTGCATGAAAAACAGCGACAAAGTTACTGCTGCTGGAGGTGGTTTATCTCCATTCAGTGGTGATTTTGCTACTGATGACATTCTGTACCGTGTGCGCGATGTGTTCGGGTCAGGACAACTTGATCCTCGCTTCGCTTATGCGCAAACAGGCTCTTAATTGAATAAACTGGGTGGGTGAAATTCCCACCCAGGAGTCTTATGACTTTTACGTTTGATCTAACAACCAATCGCGGGAAGGTACGTTTACTGTGTACCGATTCCGATTCAGCGCATGAGATTTTCGCAGATGATTCCATTGATGCGTTCTTATCCATCGAGAGCGACAACATCAAACGCGCTGCTGCTCTGGCGCTCGAAACGATAGCATCCAGCGAGGTTTTGATACAGAAAGTCATCAGACTATTGGACATCTCCACCAATGGAGCATCAGAATCATCCGAATTATTAAAGCGAGCTGCCATGTTGAGAAGTCAGGCAGATGCGGATGAAATGGGAGAATCCAGTGGGATAGACTTTGCCGAAATGATCTACGATCCATTTAGTGCTAGAGAACATTTAGTTAATGAAGCATTAGAGGACGATGAATGACCATTCGTGCGCTTACCGATTCTCGCATGATGGAGCAACTGGCGGATTTTTTTCCGCAAACTTGTACCATACAGACTTTAACAGAAACGAAAAATTCTGTTGGTGATGTAATTTTTACTCCTGTTGATTATCCTGCTCACATTGATCTGGCATGCCGGATAACAGCAGCCGGTGGAAGCGAGAACAGACGTCCCAACATGACCTACTCAATAGATAATTTTATTGTTTTATTGCGCGATTATTATGACACGATCACCAACAAAATGCGCGTGAAAAATGGAAGCACTTATTACAATATTTTATTGGTAGAACATGATGCACAAAACGAAATGACTCGATTAACTGTGGAGATCGTGAAATGAAAAGCACAGTTATCGGAACAATAGAATTGCTGGAAAAATTTAATAAACTTGGTGAAGCGGCCCGTGGAAAAACGCTTGAAAATGCGTTGGTTGCCGGTGGACTGTTAATTAGCAATAAAGCCAAAGACGACGCTCCGTATATTTCTGGAACATTAAAACGATCTATTCATGTTGGAGGACATATCGCAGAATCTGCTCCTGGTTTTACTACAAACGATGAAGGCGGAGAATACTCTGATGTCGGAGGAAATAAAATTACTCAAACAGGAGCGGAGATTTTAGTTGGAACAAACCTGGATTATGCGCGCCGAATTGAATTTGGATTTTCCGGCGCAGATAGTTTAGGAAGAGTATTTAATCAACCAGCACAAGCATATTTACGTCCCGCTTTAGATGAAGAAAAAGAAAATGTCAAAGATGAAATCGGAGCAGCATTAAAAGTATTAATTGACAAGGCGGCTAAATGATCGGCATAGAAGATGGAATTGTCTATTTGCTGAAAAATAATGCCGGCGTGTCCGCATTAGTTGGAACGCGCATTTATGCGCAGAAATTACCACAGAACAAAACCATGCCAGCTCTAACCTATCAATTAATCACGCCCATGAGTTTAATATCTCACCAGGGGATGAGTGGAACAGCTCATCCGCGCTATCAGATAACTGGTTGGGATACGACAGAACTGGGTGTGATCACACTGATGAAAGCGGTCAGAATTTGCATGAGCTGCTATAAAGGAACTGTTGGAGCTGCTCCTAATACGGTCGTGATCCAGGCATCATTGCCGGTCGGAGGATACGAAACATACGAGCCGGAAACA